ATACCTGCACCGAAAAGGCATACCACTTAGATCAGTAGATTTTGAAGCATTACTTAAAAAGAAAAAGAAACCTGAAGATCAATTAGATTTATTTAATAATGAATGTGAAGGTATGTGTGGGGTCTAAAAAGAAAGCCTTAGAATATCAGGAAGGTGGAAAGCATTATGTTCAACATGCAATTCAACCAGTTGTTTATTGTATGAAAAATAAATTAAATACAGTTGACTCAAATATAATAAAATATGCAACAAGAAGAAAGCCAGGTGAAACTGCGCGTCAAAGATATAACAAAATAATTCATTATGCAAAATTAGGAATAGAGTTAGATGACCAATCAAATTAATTTTACGTTTCAAGATTCTGATTGGACACCACCTACAAGGTTCCCAGATTTAAAAAATGAGCCTGAGATAGCTATCGATTTAGAAACAAAAGATCCAGAAATAAAAATCAAAGGTCCAGGATGGCCAACGATGAATGGAAATGTAATTGGCATATCAGTAGCTACAAATAATTTCAAAGGATATTATCCAGTAGCTCATGAGGCTGGTGGTAATATGGACATGAAAATGGTTCTAAACTGGGTTCAAGACATATGTAGATCTAAAGCAACAAAATTATTTCATAATGCAGCTTACGACATAGGTTGGTTAAGGGCCCATGGAATTGTTGTTTATGGAAAGATTGCAGATACTATGATTGCGGCTGCTTTAATTGATGAAAACCGAAGAGCTTATAGTTTGAATGCATTGTCTGTTGATTATTTATCTGAATTGAAATCAGAGGCAGGTTTGAAAGAAGCTGCTGAAGACTGGGGTATCGATGCAAAAGGTGAAATGTATAAGTTACCTGCAAAATTTGTAGGGCCATATGCAGAGCAAGATGCAGTCTTAACATATAAATTATGGCAAAGATTTAAAACAGAAATTACAAAGCAAGATCTCACAGATGTATGGGAAATGGAGATGGAGTTATTGCCTTTGTTAGTGCAGATGAGAGCACACGGTGTACGAGTAGATCTTGATGGCGCTGAGAAATTGAAAAAAGAATTTTTAAAAAGAGAAAAGGCTGCGCTGTTGAAAATTAAGAAAGCTGCGGGTATGGATATAGATATATGGGCAGCTAGATCGATTGCAAAAGCATTTGATAAGTTGAAGATATCTTACCCTCTCACTGAGAAGGCTAAAGAACCATCTTTTACTCAGAATTGGTTGACTAATTGTGAGGAACCCATAGCTGGTTTGATTCGTGAAGCGAGAGAAGTTAATAAATTTCACTCTACTTTCATCGATTCAATCTTTAAATTTGAACACAATGGGAGGATTCATGCGGAAATAAATCAGTTAAAGGGTGATGCAGGGGGAACCGTATCCGGTAGGCTCTCCTATGCTCACCCAAATTTACAGCAAATACCTGCAAGGAACAAGGACCTAGGACCCAGGATCCGATCACTGTTTTTACCTGACAAAAACTGTAGGTGGGCGTCATTTGATTACTCACAGCAAGAACCTAGGCTTGTAGTACACTATGCTGCAAGTATAGGGTTTAATGGCACAGAGGACCTCATACAAGCCTATCAACAAGAAAATACAGACTTCCACCAGACCGTAGCTGATATGGCTCAAATACCAAGATCTCAGGCCAAAACAATCAATTTAGGAATATTTTATGGTATGGGTAAAAACAAACTCTCACGCGAGTTAGGAATAGATAAACAACAAGCTGACCAAATACTGAGAGAATACAATCAGAAAGTTCCTTTTGTAAAACAATTAGCTAATCGAGCTGCTGAATCAGCTGATAAAAATGGTGCAATATGGACTTTGAAAGGTCGTAAGTGTAGATTTGAAATGTGGGAACCAAGTTCTTTTGGTCTTCATAAATCAACAACATTTGAAGATGCTGTAAATAAATTTGGTAAAAATAATATTAAGCGTGCAATGACATACAAAGCTTTAAATAGATTGATACAAGGATCTGCTGCTGATCAAGTCAAACAAGCTATGATAGACTGTGCAAAGAAAAATTTTATACCATTAATACAAATACACGATGAATTATGTTTTAGTATTCCTTATGAGAGATTAGAACCTGCGTGTAATGAAATTAAAGAAATCATGGAAGTTTGTATACCCGAGTTGAAAGTACCCTCAAAAGTAGATATATCTACGGGTATGAACTGGGGCCAAACTAATGACAGTAAAAATTGACGAAACTTTAAATATTGGGCGGTGCCCTAAGTGTAACGAGCACACACATTTCAATCCAACTAAAAATAAAAAACTTTTTACTTGTACTTTGTGTTCTGAATTAGTTGAGCAGAAAATAAACGGACGAGTAGTCTATACCGAAGTTGATGTTCCGGGTGTTATTGTAGATTCAGATTATTGATCTACTTTTAATTCTTTTTTAGCATCTGTTACACTCTGATCATTGATGGCAACTTTTAATTTTTTAATATCAATGTCCATCCATTTCATATCAGGTGTTACTCTCTTTTGAGTCATGGCCTGTTCCGCCCACTGATGCTCCAATTTCAGTTTCTTTTGAACTAACTCTTGTAAGCTCATTAGTAACCTCCTCAATAGTGCAGAAAAGACGATCCGGTGTATATATCGGATCAAGTTCTTTAGGTTGTATTTTACCTTCAAAACCTTTGACGAAAAAATTCTTTAATGAATCTTCATCATCTTGTCCGCTTATTACCTCATCGTAATACATACCTTTATGCCTTATTTGTATACGATAAGCTTTCGTGGGTGAATTGTATGCACTTTTATTGAGTCCTGTCAAGTCTTAACCTCTGGTTTTTGTGGCGGAATTATGAGTTCATTACACTCAAATTTTATATATATTCTGTGCTGATTGACATCATTTGGCCCTATTTCAATAATTTTTTCCTCAGATGAAGAATAGCCATCGACCATACACTCATAAATTGTAGGGTATGTTGTGGGCATTGTAAATGGTGGCAGACAGGTATTAGCAGCACCACTACACATAATCATTGTAAGTATGAACTCCATAAAACTATGTACCTTTTTTTTACATGAATGTAAATATGTCTTGATTATTGATGGGGATATTGTATGTTCGTGGGATAAACAAAGGATGGTAACTATGAACAAAGATGAAATAATGTTCAAAATAAAAAAGCTTGTTGAGCTGATGTATGTGTCAGGTCAACAAAAAGGAATGAATGATGCTGGAGAAATATTCAGTCCTGGTATAACAAAGTCTGCAACTCCAGGTCAGCTTGGTAGTGTAGGATCAGATCCACATCCAAGTCGTGGCATCAAGTCTTGGAGTGCAAAATCATTTACAGTTAAAATTCATGATGAAGATGATACGATTGAGTTTTGGGTAGATGGTGAACTAAAAAACAGACATCAATCTAATGCAGCAGCTATCAAGTTTGAGCAATTACTTATGCAAGTAAAAGATCAATTTGCTAGTTGGAATGCTCTTGGTAATAAGGAGAAAAACTAATGAGCAGATCAGATGGAGATAAGGAATATCATTGCAACTGGGTTGCCTTCTCAAAGGCAGTTCATAACATAATTAAAGATATACCTACTTATGATTCGGAAGGTAGAATGTTGACACCGGAAGATTATCGTTGGGCATATGCAGTGAAAAGACTTATTAACACTGTCTTCGAACCTGAAGGTGGTGAAAGAGGTATTTCATTTTTTGATAAGGACATAGCTAATGAAACTATCAAATCTGAATTACTTAGAAGAAAAAATAATAAACTAACACCATGATAGCTGCAGGGATTATTAAAACTTTATTGCTGGTAAGTTTATGCATAGGCATATTCTTACCGCGATTTAGTCTTTTGATTATTGTCTGCACATTGTGGTATTTAATGTAAAGGAAGATTATGGCTAAAAGTGAAAATGGAAATGTTGTGTATACTTGTGGTGATTGTGGCAAGGACACATATCATTTGATAAAAAATACTATGCATAATTATCATGGTTATGTGTATGTTTGGTTTAAGGATAAAACTCACGGTGATGAAAAGATGTGGGTAAAAATCACAAACGGAAACGCAGATAAGGGTTTTGGAAGATTGAGAAATAAACCGATTAAATTAGACATGAAGTATAATGATAAAGTTAAGTTTGAAACTGATAAGGAGGGAATAACTTATGGACATAAGTAAATGGAAGTCGGTTGCTGTGAGGAAGAAATCTCACACACTCTTACAGGCTCTGTGTTTGAAGGAGTATCGAAAGCCAGCCGAGTATATCGAGCTTTTGATTGATAAAGAGGTTGTAAGACGAGCTAAAGAAAGAGGTATGACACCTGAGTCTTACGAGGCTAAAATAATGAAAGATATGGAGAAGACTGGAGGCAAGAATGGCAGACGCAAATGAGTCCACATTTTACAAAAGCTGTCCGAGTTGCGATGGCAATCATTATGTGAAGAAAGTGCTACCCGAAAATGTCTTGCAATTAGATGGTGATAACTATATGAATTGTCCTATATGTGTCGTACAAAACGACAAGACCACGGACAACGGACCAGTGACGGTATTGAAATGATAGGAGGCACCTTCATCAATGAGTTACCATCATCGATCTTCCAAGAAGTTGTCTCCTGTCAGAAACAGGAGCAATGCACACAGAATACGAATCAGAACCGGTATCAGCCGAGACAAGGCTATGGAAAGCGGTGCTTTGGAGAGCATTTGATGATCTATTTTATAGAGGGCTTGAACGATCTCTTGTTGTCGCAAAAAAAGCTGCCAGGACCTGGTTTCAAGTCAGAGACGGAGATTTTAAATTAGTATGTCTGTTTGCTGCGTACGAACCAGAATATATTGTAGATCAATATTTCAAACTCAAAAAAACAAAAATAGAGTACAATTATACTCAAGCGCAAATAGATTATCTGAAACAAAGGGAGAAATACTTAAATGACCATAGAAGGAGATTCTAGAGAATACGATTTACTAGCATCGTGGAGTGAAAGGCTAGCTAAGAAAAATAAAAATAATGTTATGTTGACCGCTGAGGTTGGAGTCAGAAAGGGTTTAGGAACAAAACTCATTATGAACTATATCCGACCAAATTACTCAGGATTACATTTTCATGTAGGTATAGATCCATACGGAGATCTTGTGTATCAGCATTACGATAGGTCAAAGCCAAGCAAAATGGATTATGACCAAAAGATGTTTGCAGAAGTCAAAAAAGATTTTGCTGATGAGCCTAGATTCAATCTAATCAATTTGACTGATGTTGCATTTATGGAAAAATACTATTATGGAGTAGATTTTTACTGGGAATCAAAAAAGTATTTACTGAATGAGTATTCTCTTGTGCATTTTGATGGTCCACATAAAACTACAGATGTTTTAAATGAGGCAATCTTTTTTGCAGAACGTGCTGCACCAGGAGCGGTATTTATTTTTGATGATTGGAAAACATATAATTGCAATGTTATCCGAGATGTATTAAATGAATACGGTTTTGATTTTTGTAGTAATGGATCAAGAAAATTTATAATGGAGAGAAAAGCAAATGAGAAAATTTTTTCTCAAAACAGTAGTAAAACTTAGAATGTTCTACGCAGATATCAGAGGCCATCACGGTAAAAGATGGAACTATGAACCTGGAGATCATTATATGGGTAGAAGAAAAAAATGACAATTGCATATGGTTTAGGTATGTTATGTACTGGCTTGATTGCAATTCTTATTGGTGCAATAGCAACTTGGTATGTAATAAATAATTATGTCGACTTGGACTGAGATAACTAAAGAAGAATTTGAAGGCAAAGTAAAAACATCGGCTGAATACAAAGCTGAGATAGAATTATTGAAAAAAAATCACACGATAGAAATCGAAGGTTTGAAGGCAGATCTACTAGCTAAAGATTTAGAAATTGGTAGACTTATGCATAAAATTAATGTAAAGAAATAACAGGTTAAGATATTTAACCCTTTCTAGGTGGGGGAAGCGAGAGTGGAACCCACCAAAAAGCTCTCTTTAGGCTTTTTTTAGTTAATTAGGTGGGTAGCAGTTTGTTGCCCACCTACCCTCTAATTGTTCTAATGTTTCACGTGAAACTTGAATTCAGCTATCCTATATAGATACTTCTAAGTAAATAATATTTATTTTTGTTTTTACATCGTTAGTACCCAGACTCACAGAAAACATACTATTAACAAGCAATACCAACACTTATTTTGTCATACTACTACACAGAAAGTACACAGAATTTCATAGTACTAAAGGGCTGGTGATCTTTAGGTAATTTTGATATATAATAACTTTAAATAATCTTATACAGGAGCTTAAATGTCAAGAACTGGCTTAACAATAGCAAACAGTAAAAAAACGCATTTACATCTTACGCCTAAACAAAGAACTTTCGCTGAGGTGTATGTTGCAAATTATCCAAACATAACAAAAAAGGAGGCTGCTAGACAAGCAGGTTACGCTGAGCCAACGTGTGAAAAGTGGGGATCAATTTTAACTAATCCTGATAAGTCTCCGCATGTCGTATCTTATATTGAGGAGATGAGAGAAAAAGGTATTGCACACTTCAAAGATTTTTTAAGACACTTGAAAAGATTAGACAACCTTTCGAAAAAAGCTGAGGACAAAGGCCAAATGGCTGCAGCAATAAACTCAGAATTTAGACTTGGCCAGGCGGCAGGTTTTTATATTGATAGAAAAGAAATTAAAACGCAGAATCTTTCTGCATTAAGTAAAGATGATCTTATTAAATCAATTAAGGAGTTGCACGATGAGCTTGGTGAAACGAAAGTTGTCGAAATACCAACGGACGCTGAAGACGCTGAAGTCGAAAGCGGACAAAACGAAGAAGTTTAGTGACTTCCTTGCGGTATTAAATTTTATTAACAATAGGTCATTTGTAAGCACTCATGTTGGGGAGGTTAAAGTTGAAACAAAAGAAAATTAAAATTGGTTACGATGATCTTAAAATTAAATCAATCTTGTTTAAAGATAACACATTGGGAGAATATGATGCGCAAAACAAACAAATCTTATTGGACAAAAATCTTAAAAGCATTGAAAAAGGCAATACGTTCCTTCATGAAATTTTACATGCCGGATTAGATTATTCAGGTTTGAGTAGTGATGGTGGACCAATCACAAACGTCAAAAAAGAAGAGCTTGTAGTAAATGCTTTGACAAATTTATTGGTACAAGTTATCAGAGATAACAAATGGTTCTTACCTTATCTTAACGAACTTATAAACGGAGATAAAAATGGCAAAGGGGCCCGAAGCAAAGTTATGGCAAGACGTAAAAAAAGCGTTAAAAGACGCTCACTTGGTAAGAATAGAAAATAAAGCTGGACCAGGTGTACCTGATGTAAATGGTTGTTACAAAGGCTTAGAGTTTTGGATTGAACTTAAGGTAATTAAAGGTAACTCACTTCGCCTATCTAAGTTTCAAAAAGCCTGGATTTACGAGAGAACAAAATCTGGTGGCAAAGTTTTTGTGTTGGCCCGACCCCTCAAAGGTTCGGTCCTTAAAGTTTTTGAAGGTAGTAACGCGATCCGGGGCCACAGATCCCGTTTTCCCGTTTTGTGGATCCACGACCGTGATGACTGGTTAAAATTCTATCAGCTGCTGGCCATGGCGCAGCGTTGATGCCAGATTCGAAAATCCCGTTCCCGTTATCACTCCTCATCAATGATCGTTCGTCATAACAACTCTCATTTCCCCCGCGCGCCGGCGAAAATCGTGAAGCTCAAAACTTAATGATTATGCTAATTCCCGTTCCCGTTTTTCAGGAACTTGCTGGTTTGCTGGGTTTTTTACTATACCAACGGCAGCGTCCCTGCACGGATGCGTGCTTCAGAATTACAAGATTTGGTTTCCCGTTTCTCGGTCAGACACATCTGGTTGGGGTTTCTGGCATAAAAAGAAGCACTGGCCTTCCGGCACTGGAGACAGCTCCAGCAGCTGTAATTCCATTCCCGTTTGCTAAGAAAGAGGCGAAGAGGAGGCGATTACTCAAGTAACAGCGTCATGCCATCTGGATGCACGTAATGTGCAAAAAAAGCTTGACGTTCGGGTGGGGAAGCTGTATACCGGTCCATGGTAGCTCATTAAGTAATTCGTACATCCCTATATGTATGGCTCCTGTTTCTTGGTGGGCTGCCCAACAACAAGCAAGAAAGGAGAATCCCGTTCCCGTGATCCAGGCAATGATTTGGTTCGGTTTTATATGCATGCTCTGCAGCGGCCCCGGCCGATTGCTTCTGATGTTGGCGTTACAGTTAATTCTGTGGACAAATTTTTTTAATTGACATTGTCGTGGGATTTAATAAGATTAATTCTTAACTAAAAACAAAGGAGCAAAATGAAAGAAAAGTTAATCAAAGAACTGAAAGAAAAGTTTTTAAAAAACTTTCCTATTGAGTTCACAGCAATCAAACCAATGCAAGAAGGATTCGATACGATCGAAGATTATCACAAGTATGGAGTTGATCACGGTCGTGGCGCGTTTCTTTTTCATAGAGAAAACAAAGTCGAACTGCCTGCATTGTTCTTCATACCATACAAAAGAGATAGGATAAATGAAAGAGCTCATCAGTTTATTCATATGGGTAAAACTGCTGAAGTCTTGCACGATCCTGATCCTAAAAGCCCTTTCGCTGAAATGGTTATAGGTTGTAGGTTTGGTAGCGATATCTCTAAAAATATGGCGGTTACAATTATTTCAGGTATGCTTGATGACTTCAACGCACCCTACTACACTTTCATTACCGAGGCATATGCTTTGAGAATGGAAAAGGGTCAAGACTTACCAAATGAAAAAATTAGTAAGCACCCTGACCGTAAAGAAATAATGATGATTCATACTTGCGATCAAGTCAAAACAATTGGTACTCATTTTGATATCATTGATAATGATTTGAAAAACAAAGAACATCATAATGATATGGGTGACGATAGACGAGGTAAATTTTCTAACTTGTTTAAGGAAATACAATCACCGTCACGAACTAATTAACCGAAATTCCCGTTCCCGTGATAGACACTCGGGGACGGGTTTCATACTTTTTTACTACTCATTTCCCGCGGGCGCCGGCGAAAATTTGGATCGTAAAATCTACATAAAATAAGGATTTCCCGTTCCCGTGAAAGACGCTTTGATCGTTTTGCTGGGTTTTTACACCATCAAAGTCCGCGGGCGCCAGCGAAAATGCTTCAGGAAAAGTCAAGGTAAATCAACGATTTCCCGTTCCCGTGAATTACACAGATGCGTTTTGCTTGGGTTTCTAGAAAAAAACGGCAGGTACACTCCTTCCAGGTATCGGTGTGTTGGTTAGTCATTGCACAACTGTAAGTTGTAAATAAATATATATCTTATCTTGACTTATGAAATCTTATGATTATATTTAAACTTGAAAGGAGTTAAAAAACTTATGCCTAATAATAATCAATTAGTTGAGTTGAAGTCTTTAGTTATGACTTCAAAAGACAACAATGAGATTGTTGAAAGATTGAAATCTTTTCTTGAAAGATTGAATAATGAGAAAAGAGTTAATTGGCAAATGTTGGCTTGTTATTTAGACGGAAAGATATTCGAATTTATACAAGCGAACAAAGACAATGAAGTTGTTAGCAAGTTTGCAAAAGAGTTAGTTGAAGAACTTGCAGAACAATTCAATCTTAATCGACAAATATAAACCTAATCATTAACTAACAAGCTAATGTAATTGAGGGCGACTAACACTCGCCCTCTTTTTTTTATTTCCATATATAAGTAATTCTTTGTAAATCCAAAAATCGCCACGACTTCCACAGCTACCCCAACCCCCTTTTATCCGTTGATGTAACTTATAATAAGAGTTAAGATGCAAAATATACAAATATAATTATTAAAAAATACTTATGGACTTAGATCAGTTACCAAGAGAGAAACTAGAGAAATTAAAACAATATTTAGACGCAAAAAAAATCCTTAAGGGCAGATCAGATTTTTTATACTTTGTAACTCAGGTTTGGCCTGACTTCATATATCGTAAGGCTAAACATAAAACACAATGGGGCCACCATCAAATCATAGCTGATAAGTTTGATAGAATAGCTGATGGATCTTTGAAGAGACTAATTGTGAACATGCCACCCAGGCATACTAAATCTGAGTTTGCATCTTATTTGTTACCTGCCTGGATCATAGGAAAGAATCCAAAAGCAAAGATTATGCAAGTTTCACATAATGCTGAACTATCACAACGTTTTGGTCGGAAGGTGAGAAACCTTGTTGACTCTGAGGAATATAAAAAAGTATTTCAGAATGTGACTCTATCACAGGATTCCAAAGCTGCTGGACGTTGGGAGACTAATCAAGGTGGTGAGTATTACGCTGCTGGTGTTGGTGGTTCCATCACGGGACGTGGTGCTGATGTACTTATTATTGATGACCCGCACACTGAGCAAACTGTGGGATCAAAGGAATCTTTAGAACGAACATTTGAATGGTATACATCTGGCCCCCGTCAGCGTTTGCAGCCTGGTGGTGCTATTGTGCTTGTTATGACACGATGGGCACAAAATGATCTTACAGGTAAACTGATTCGCGAACAGCGGAACCCAGGTGCTGATCAATGGGAGGTAGTTGAATTTCCAGCTATACTGCCGAATGATCAACCAGTCTGGCCTGAGTATTGGAGTTTGGAGTCCCTCCTTGGAACAAAAGCGTCTATACCAATTACAAAATGGAATGCGCAGTACATGCAAAATCCTACTGCAGAAGAAGGAGCAATACTCAAACGAGAGTGGTGGCAACCGTGGGAAGGCAATAAACTACCAGAACTGAAACATGTCATACAGAGTTATGACACTGCTTTTTCTAAAAAAGAAACTGCTGACTATTCTGCTATAACAACTTGGGGTGTCTTCACACCATTTGAAGATTATAAACCTGCATTGATATTATTAGATGCTCTACGAGGTAGATATGATTTTCCTGAATTGAAAATGGTTGCTTTTGATCAGTATAAATACTGGGACCCAGAAACGGTGATCGTGGAGAAGAAAGCTACAGGAGAACCCCTGATCCAAGAAATGCGAAAAATGGGTGTCCCAGTGGTAGAATTCGTACCGGTAAAGGGTAAAGATAAACACGCAAGAGTTCACGCTTGTGCTCCGATCTTTGAGTCTGGTCAAGTTTTCTATCCTGATGGGGAGAGATTTGCAGAGGAGTTAATTGAGGAATGTGCAGCCTTTCCATTTGGAGAACACGACGACTACGTGGACAGCACCACCCAAGCTGTGTTAAGATATCGTAAAGGGAATTTTGTGAGCTTATTTTCAGATGAACCTGATGAACCCAAGAATAATTATGAAAGGCCAAAGTATTATTTCGAATGACGGACATACCAAAGAAAAAACCTTATACTAAAGATCAGTTTTTTACCTCAGCTTTGAACAGCATGAAAGGTATATCAGGAGGTATTGATAGAAAAATGATGATCAATAATATTATTGAAAAAGGCAATAAGCTTAGAAAACAAGGAGTCTCTCAAAAAGATGTTGTTGGTATTATTAAAAAAGCTAAAACTGCTCACGGAGATTGGCTTAGAAATACAAAGAAACGTGAGCTAAGAAAGAGAATGAAATGATAGATCAGTTACCTAAAATACCTGATGACGATACACCGGTTCAAGTACAGAAGAAAGCTCCAGAACAAGTAACGCTCAACGACCTGCCACCGCCAGGTGTTTTATTACAAAGGCCACTAACAGATCGTGAAATATTAGCACTTAAAGCTTTTGGTTCTGATACTTTGAATTTTTTAAATGAAGTATCAAAAGATATGTTACCTGGTATTGGTGAAGCACGAGCATTGGAATACACTAATGATGAGATAGCTGCCCTTAAAAAAGCTGTTGAAGAAAAAGATGTTCCTGGAACTGTTGTTCACGGTATTGGAGTTCCAATCATGTCAGCAGGAACTTTACCTTATTGGTTAGGTGGTGGTCTTATTGGTGGAGCTGCAGCTTTTGTTATGAGAGATATCATAGGTAAAGGATATCGTAACATGACAAGAAAATTCAGAGCACCAGAAGCAGCAAGAGCAGCTGAGGCACCTCCGCCAGAAGTTGTAGAAGCAGCTAAAGTTCCAGGTAAAAAACAAGCAGATAACAGAGCTGATGTAACTTTAAGACGAAAAGATGTTCCTGTTAAAATTACTGAAAAATTTAATTATGGAGAAACAGCTACACCAAATAGATTTGGTTTAGCAGAAACTGTTTCAGAGTTTCAAGGTTCAAGAGCGTTTGATGAAATAGCACAAATGAATTTTGCAAATACTCCTCCTCAACAAATAGTGGGAACTATTATTAATAAAATAAAACAAGGTAAAATTAACAAAGATGAATTGTTTGATGCTGGTATTTTAAAGTTAGATGCTAAAATGAAACCTATAGGTGGTGCGTTATATGACTTGTTACAGGTAAAAGGTGCATCTTTATCTAAACAAGACATTTTAAAAATGCTTAAAGATTCACCATCAAATAGATTAAAAGTTACCCACTATGGAGCACCAGATTTTAATAAGAGTGAGTTTTTTGATCTATACGCTGCAACAGATATTATGAACGCAAATATGCGTGGCAGTTTACAAGAGTTAATTTTTAAAACAACAAATACTGCAAATAGGTCCACATTAAAAAAAGCAGAACTGCAATTAGATAAATTTCAACTCAAGTATGACAGAACTGCATCCACTGGTTTACCAGTCGCTAAAGATTTTGCAACGGATGCGGAATTAAATGCTTTAAGAGAAGTTATACCGTCACTGTCTGTTGGTGATCAACAAATCATGAGATCGTTAATATCTAATTTACAAAAGATGAGAAAGTATGTTTCTCCTCAAAAAGGAAATTTCAAAGGTCCTGCAAAACATGAGAGTCAAGGATCAACAAAAGGAGGAGATAATTATAGAGAAACAGTAATTCATTTAGATGAAAATATTCCACGTAATAGAAGTGGTAAAACAATTTTTGGTAGTCACTTTAATGATCCCAATCCTGTTGTGTTTACTTTAAAAAAAACAAGATACAATCAAAAAGGTGATCCAATACTTTTTGCTGAAGAAATACAATCAGATCCTATTCAAAAATTTTTCGGAGAAGGTAAAGGTGAACTTAGAAAATTAATACAAAACCCTTATGGTAAAAGTTTAGTAGAATCTTTTATCAGAAGACGAATGAAAGATTTATCAAATCAACAAACACCTTTAATAAATAAAGTTAAAAGACAACCTTTATCAAAAGCTGAAATGAAACTGTTAAATGATCTTGATGCAGAAAAAGCATTGTATAGAAAATTTTTTCAAAGATCAGAAATATTAGATGAATCAGGTCTACAACAATTATCAACTATTATGAAAAAAAATATAGGAGATCAACCAGATTATTTTCCTTATCTAAATCAATATTACAAACTAGCAATGAGAGAGATGATTGATGATGCAATAAGAACTGGGAAAAAAGGAATATCAATTTTGCCAGTTACAACATATAAAGGTAAAAAAACTCACCACGCACAAGACCAAGGTCATTATCTTTATTATGGTGATGAAAAAGGTTTGAAGACAAAAGCATTTGATCAGGATCAGCTTCCAGGTCCAGGCACAAAGAAGAAAGCTGGAGATTCTATTTATGTTGAGACGATGAAAAAAATAGCAAAAGAAATAGAAAAAGATTACGGAATTAAATTACCAATATCAAAACAAAAAATATTTTCAAACACCTTCAAAGGAGATGGTCCTTATGCAATAAGAAATCCAAATGGTTCTATAATGGCTACGTTTAAAAAGAAAGCTAATCGAGATTATGTATTAAATAAATTAAACTCTAAAAGATCATCGTCAGATAGATTACAAGCTGATTTACTAGCAAAGGAAGATTTTACAACAAATGAAATGTTTACATC